AGGTGTTAAGTGGAGCAACAAGGAGCAGTTCGACAAGATTGCTGAGATAGAGAGAGAACATCGTTGGTTGAAAGGCAAGCGCATACAAGGTGTTGCCGATCCGTCCATATGGGATGGTTCCCATGGTATCAGTGCTGCAGAAGAAGCAGAGAAACATCAGTTGTGGTTCGAACCGGGGGTTAATGATAGAGTGCCTGGGTGGATGCAACTGCGTGAGCGCATGAAGTTCGATGAAAACGGCAAGGCCATGATTTATTTCTTCAATACCTGCAAGGCAATCATTAGAACCATGCCTTTGATGATGTTTGACGAACACAAGGTTGAGGACCTGGACACAGACCTTGAGGACCATGCTTGTGATGAAGTCCGGTACTTCTGCATGATGCGACCGATTCCACCACGGCAGATTGAAACTAAATTGAAACCATTGTACGATCCGTTGAATCAGTTTGCGGATAAGTACGACAGATACAACGTTATGAGAGCGAGAATAGGGGGTTAATGATGGCAGTACAGACAAACAACGGCAGACCGCCAATACAGAGAGTACCACAGCAGGGACAGCAGATGCCACAGCAGCCGGTGCCACAGCAGGGCGGTCCGGTACCGGTACCACAGACATCACCGGCAGAGTTACAGCAGCGTGCAATGATGGAAATGGAACTGCTTGAGAAAAACAAGATTGCCAAGGAAATGAGGGCAATGGAACCAAAGAAGATCACTGAAAAGGAAATCCTCAGAGCATCTGAGATTCTTCGTAAGTACAAGGAAGGCAAGGCTAACCTGGAAAACAAGATTATCGCAAATGAAGAGTTTTGGAAGCTGAGACAGTGGCGTTTCTCCAATGAAAATGCAAAGGACTGGATGCCTTCGACTGCGTGGTTATGGTCCTGCATCGAAAGCAGATATGCAGATGTAATGGATTCTTACCCAACTTGTAACTTACAGCCAAGACAGATGGATGATAAGGAAGAAGCAAAGAAGCTTTCTGCTATTATCCCGGTTATTATGGAGCAGAACAGATACGAAGAAACATATTCCCAGGTGGCAAGATATACACTCAAGAATGGTGGCGGTGTGCATGGCATCTTTTGGGATGGTAGCAAGCATAATGGCCTGGGCGATATCTCAATCAAGAAGATTGACTTTATCAATCTGTTTTGGGAACCGGGCATTACAGACATCCAGGAATCCGAGAATCTGTTCCATACTGAGTTAGTAAGCAACAAGACACTGGAACAGAGATATCCTCAGTGTGCAGGCAAATTAGGAAGCAATACAGTGACACTTGCAAAGTATTTGTATGATGATACCGTGGACACTTCCGACAAGTCTGTAGTCGTTGACTGGTATTACCATACAGAGTACAACGGCAAACGTGCGCTGCAGTATGTAAAGTATGTGAATGATGTTGTGCTTTATGCTACAGAGAATGACACAGAGGTTCCGACTCAGCAGATCGTTGATCCTCAGACAGGTATTCCGCTTGAGACACCAACAGGTCCAAGCATGGCAGAACGTGGTTTCTACGATCACGGCTTATATCCGTTTGTAGTGCAGTCCTTATTCCCAATCGAAGGAAGTATCTGCGGTTATGGATATACTGATATCGGCAGAGACACACAGATTATCATTGATGAATTAAACAAGTCCCTTATGGAGAATGCAAAAGCAGGTTCCACACCACGTTACTTCTCAAAGGGTGATGGTACAGTCAACGAAGAAGAGTTCACAGACCTCAGAAAGAAGATTGTACATGTGCAGGGTAATGTAGATGAAACCAACCTTAGACCGATAGATAATTGTCAGCTTCCGGGAATCTATGTTGACTTATACAATGCCAAGATTGACGAATTGAAGTACGTTACAAGCAACCAGGATTCCAACAACGGCGTTGCACCTTCCGGTGTTACCGCTGCTTCCGCTATTGCAGCATTGCAGGAAACGGCCGGAAAGAATGCAAGAAGCAGCAACAAGACATTCCACAGAGCGTACCGTGATGTGATTTACCAGGTGATTGAGTTGATTCGTCAGTTCTACGACATCCCTCGTACTTTCCGTATTGCACCGGACACTATCGGTGGGGAAGAACAGTTTGTGCAGTATAGCAATGCAGGACTGAAAGAACAGCCTATGCAGACCATGGGAACATCAACAGGATTCCGACTTCCGGAATTTGATATTGATGTAACCACTGAAAAGGCGAATCCATACAAAAAGATGGAAATGAACGAACTGGCATTGAACTTCTACAACCAGGGCTTCTTTAATCCTCAGATGGCAGACCAGGCCCTTGCCTGCCTGCAGATGATGGACTTCACACACAAGGATGAAATCATGCAGAGGATTCAGCAGAACGGCACACTGCAGCAGTTACTTATTCAGTATCAGCAGATCGCATTGCAGTTGGCACAACAGGTTGATCCGGCACTGGCAGAACAGTTGGCACAGCAGATTTTACAGCAGAGTGGACAGCCGGTTCCTCAAGGTGGTGGCATGATTAGCATGGAAGGTGCAGAAGAACATCCTTATGTTGAGAAGTCAAGGGAACAGGCAAGAGAAAGCACACAGGCAGATTAAGGAGTAGCGTATGAGTAAATTATTAGCGAGATTCTTTGATTACGATATCGTAGCTGAATTTTTCGAGACAGGAAGAAACGGACACTTATACAAGAAGTATGTGAGAAAGTATAAGCTGAGAAGGAGAAAAAAGCATGATAGAGATTAAGTTTAAGCCGAAGGAATTAGAACTTAGCGTAACCGGTCATGCCGGAGCTGCAGAGAAAGGGCAGGATATTGTATGCAGTGCAGCATCTATGCTTTTCTATACGTTGGCCCAGGCAGTGACAGACAGCGTGGATATGCTTGCAGAAGAACCGGTAATTGATATTGAAGATGGCAACGGTAGCATTTCATGCAAGCCGAAGGAAGTATTTCTTGCCACGATGCAGCGTACATACTGGACCGTATTAACCGGATTCGAGTTACTGGCCCAGGAGTACAAAGATTATGTAAATTTCACAGTCGAAGGACAGGAAGGAGAACAGTAATGGATTTTGGAAAGGCATTAGAAGCATTAAAAGCAGGTAAGAAGGTAGCAAGAAGAGGTTGGAATGGTAAGGGAATGTTTTTGTATTATGTCCCTGCTAACCGGTACACCGCTTTAACCGATGCAGCAAAAGAGATTATGGGCGAGGATGGCAAGGTTGAGTACGGCGCATATATCGCAATGAAAACTGCGCAGGGCAATGTTGTTCCGTGGTTAGCGTCCCAGACAGATATGCTTGCAGAAGATTGGGAGATTGTATAATTTCTTCCTCAGTGGGTTAGAGAGCATTACAGATGCATGATACACTGATAGTGTAAACTTCTCTTCATGATAAACTAGCCGAAAGTAGCCACCCAAGGTTCCTCCTACCAAGGGTGGTTACTTTTTTTATAAAAATATTTCGCAGTGGGTTAGAGAATCAATATGGCACATTGCTAAGATGGTATTATCAAAGGCTCGTATCCTTAACTACAGACACGAAAGGAGCATATCAGATGCTTGAATTTTTATTAAATAAGCTGAACCTGCAGTTATTCGCAGAGGGTGGAGATGGTGGCTCTGCCGGAGAAGGAACCGCAGACAGCGCAACCGGAGAAATTGATATTCCTGCCGGAGTCCCGGACCGTGCAAAGAAATTTTATAAGCAGGCGGTGGAAAAGACCACACAGCCGAAGGCTCAACCTACCATTGAGCAGAACGTGACAACAGACACCCAGACCAAGCGTACCTATGCAGACCTTATCAAGTCTGACGAGTACAAGGAAGAACACCAGGCATACATGGAAAAGACCATCGGTGACCGCCTTAAAAAGTATAAGGGGGTTGAGGAACAGAACGGTAAGATGCGTTCCGTCCTTGAAACCGTTGCTTCTAAGTACAAACTTGATGCCACAAGCGAAACCTTCCTTGACGATCTGACTAAAAAGGTAGCAGAGGACAATTCCTACTATGAGGGTTATGCCATGGAGCATGATATCACACCAGAGGAAGCAAGAAGGGTTGTCGAATTAGAAAGACAGGTACGTTTTAACGAGCAGCAGAGACAGGAACAGCAGAAGCAGGAAGCTATGCGACAGCATATCATCACTCTTCGCCAGAACGCCGAGAAAACCAAGGCTCAGTTCCCGGACTTCGACCTGGACAAGGAAATGCAGGACGAGAAGTTCAGACGCTTATGCGCCGTTAATAACGGAGATACCACAGCAGCATACATGGCTTGTCATTGGAACAGTATCGTTCCGAATGCAGTGCGCAATGCATCCCAACAGATTGCAAGCCAGACTGCCCAGGCGGTTGCAGCAAACAAAGCTAGACCGGCTGAAAATGGGTTATCCAATACCGCATCTTCGGTTGTCACGCAGGATTTTAGCAAGATGTCTCTTAAAGAATTAAGGGCCTATGCTGAAGAACAGCGAAGAAAACAGCAGGGAAGATAGCGAGAATGTTATCCCCTGCCACATTATAAGGGGGTAAACCAATATGAAGAGTTTTTTTAAGTTATTTTTACAGTTGTTCGCATGGACAGCAAATACTGATCCGGGTACACAGTATACTAATCCGGTAAACGTAACCACACAGTCCTCTCTTTCTCCAACCATGAAAACATTCTATGACACTGCGCTGTTAGAGAATGCAAGAGAGGAAATGATTTTTACTCAGTTCGGTAAGAAGCAGCCTTTAAAGGGTAACAAGGTTGAATGGAGAAAGTTCAATACTTTCGACAAGGCTTTAACACCACTGCAGGAAGGTGTAATTCCTACCGGCCAGGACTTCGGTATGACAAACATCGAAGCAACAACTACTCAGCACGGTACATACGTTTCCGTATCTGACCGTTTAGAGTTAGAAGCTTACGACGATGTTATCTACGGTGCAACCGAGGAAATGGGTGCTTCCGAGGGTGAGACTTACGATACCTTAACAAGAAACATCCTTGTTGCAGGTAACTCCGTAGCATATGCCGGCGGTAAGACTTCCAGAGCAGCACTTACCAACGCTGATATTCTTGACCCAGAAATGGTTGCAAAGGCTGCAACATGGCTCAAGAAGAACAAGGCTCCAAAGATTGACGGATGCTATGTTGCTATCATTCATCCGTCCGTAGCATTCGACCTTCGTAACTCCACTGAATGGAAGGAATTCCATAAGTATAACGATGTAGACCCTATCTTCAAGGGTGAAATCGGTATGCTTCACGGTGTACGTTTCGTTGAGTCTACTGCTGCAAAGATTTGGAAGGAAGGCGCAGATGGCGCAGGCGTATATGCAACTCTCTTCCTTGGTAAGGATGCTTTCGGTATTCTCGATCCGCAGGGCGAGGGAATGGAAATGATCGTTAAGACAAAGGAACAGATTGGTGGACCACTCAATCAGTTCTCTACAATCGGTTATAAGTTCTGCCATGGTGCAAAGATTCTGTACCAGGAAAGAATGCTCCGTGTAGAAACCGGCTCCACATACGGTTCCGTTGACGAAGCTAACTAAGAAATGATAAAGTGGGGAGTTTCGCCTACTCCCCACTAATACATGAAAGGTGGAATAGGGCATGGCAACTAAAAAGAGTGTAGACGAAACTACCGCAAATGAAGCGGTGGCTACAGCAGAAACCACTGCAGAAACCACTGCAGAAACCACTGCAGAAACTACTGCGGTAACTACTGCAAAAACAGTAAAGGTAAGACTTCCAAGAAAAGAAGGACACAATGCAAGTCAGCAGGAATTTTATTCGCTGAACTTCAAGAACTTTATCATCAAGCGTGGTGTAGAAGTTGAAGTTCCGGCAGAACTTGCAGAAGTAATTCTTAACGGCGAGAAGGCAGAAGAAGCTGCTATTCAGTATGCCGAGGATCACAAGTTAAAGGAAGCCTAAAGACTACGAGGGGAAGCTGTAACGGCTTTCCCTTGTTTTTTTATAAGGGGGCATGAACATGAATATCCAGGAATGTATTAACAGAGTGGATTCGGTAAAGCCGAACCAGTATTCCATTGAAGATAAAGTGCGGTGGCTTTCCTATCTGGACGGAAGCATTCAGAAGGAAATCTTCGATAGATACGAGCAACCGCCGGAAGAGAAGGAAACACAGATTATTATTATCTATGGCAGCACAACCACTACCGAGGAAACCACGGAAGAGGTAACAGAGTTTACCGGATATTCCCCGGACCGTCTGACAGATGAACTTCTGGTGCCGTTCCCATACGATGAACTGTATGTGGCATATTTGAAGGCAAAGATTGACGAGGAAAACGGAGAGACTGCACGGTACAACAATTCCGCAGCAACATTTAATGGTATGCTGCAGGACTTCCAGAAGGCATACCACAGAGATCATATGCCAAAGTCTGTACCGTTCCATATTCTGTAGGGGGTGGAGATATGTTTTTTGCAGCGCATAATGAAGTGGCCCGGAGCCGGGATATGACAACTGCCTTTGGTGGGTATAACCATAGACTTTCCTGCCAGGACGGAGAGTTTTTTGATATGAAGAATATGACTACCGCATATTATCCGATGCTTTCCCCACGGAATAAGCGTGGGAACTGCCGGCAGTTTACGAATCCCAACATGTTGACAGACAAGGACGGGCTTGTTTGGTTTGATAATGGCGTATTGTATGTCGATGGAGAAGAAACAAGCATCAAAGTGTTGCCAACACTTAATTTCAACCATGTAAAAATGGGTTCCAGATTGGTATTCGGAAACGCTACCTGGACGATAGATATGGAAACATTGAAGTATGACAGCCTTGTAACTACCTATTATTGGGGTGGTACTAGAAATATTTTGCCAATGTCAGACTTTAGCAAGATGTACGAATATAGAAACGCTTCATGGTATGAGGATGGTTACGAACCGAAAGATGGAGCATATGCCATATTTGAAGAAGATGGTAAACACATCATGAAGCAGTGGAATGAAGCATCTAAAACATGGAATGTCGTTACCGGTGACTATGTATATATTGGCATAAATAATGGCAACACACTAGATGGACCGTCTTTTGAGATTGGGCAGACAATAAAAATAACAGTGGACAATTCAAAGAATGACTTCGATCCTGTTATTGGATTATTCCCTATCAATGAAGGAAATGGAAAATATTCCGTTACAACAACGGTAGTAAATACTTTTGTCAATGAGAAGGGTGTCTCTATGGACTGGACCACCGGGGAAAAATCAATTCCATATGACGGAATAGTTATAGAAGGTTCA